TACAAGGTTTAAAAAAGTATGACTGATTCATTTATGCACAACCATCAATCTGCGTTGGATAACCAACGTGAAAATGATGCGATCCAATATCTACAGGATTGTGGGGTTTACCCCGATCCTGATGATAAATTTTTTCCTATGGAGACAGATTATGACTAATTTCGTTCCAATGACTCGTTATTCCAGGTGTAAAAGATACTCAGGTGCATTAATCAAATGCCCTGAGTGTCAAAACATTGATAAAATTTTTCACTTAAGTTGGAGTGCCTTAATGTGTAGAAACTGCAAAGGTATGATAGATAAATACGATTGGTTCATAGAAAAAGGTAAACACTCAAAATTGCACTAGACAACCGCTAACTCTTTTAGGTTTTTGTGGTAACGATCCACTCTATCTAGAAAAATACTTTCTGATCCTCGCAACTCTAAGTTGTTGAGGATTTTTATTTGCGGTTTGCCGCTTCTGCGAGCTACTACAACTGCACCGTATTTTGGTTTGATGCCTGTGAGATGCTGTAGACCTAGACTGTACGCTCCAAGTTGATGACAAAATTGTTCTATCATGTCATCTGACCTGATTTCTTTAGCCGTTTTCCAGTCCACTATGAATGGCCCTTCTCCATCAATGTCTAACAGGGCATCTGCTGTACCAGCAAATCCGTAGCCTGGTTTGTACACGGAGAACTCAACTGCATGAATGGCCGTTACACGATCCAGTATGAATGATCGTAAACCTCTTGCGTAGCCTGACGCACTCCAGCTAACACGCGGTGCGGATTCAACTGCTTTTTGTAGACCCCATTGAGTGACTTTTTTCGGACAGCGTTCCAATCCATCCGATCCAGTCCTCCATAGACCTCTTTTGTTTGAGTTTTGCCTTGCAAATTTTGCTGCAAGTTTGAGAATAAACTCTGCGTGACTGTGTGCGAGCTTGCCTCTTTCGCAAGCAATATCACGCTCCACAATAGAATCGGACCTTTTAAGCCAGTTTTCAAGGGCATCTTTTGTATGTTGGGGTGCGGTTTCTTTTAAAATATGTGTAACTGAGTGATATATGTTGTCGTCACCATCGCGGTAGACTCTGTACGGTCCACTATTGTCTTGAATTAAGTTCCATGTTCTGAGAGATGCTAGGGCATTTTGTTTGTCTAGCGTTCCCATGAATGGATAATAAATACACGTTCCCATAATTAATATATCGTAAAGTGGTTAATAGTCAAGAATTTTTAAGTCTTAATTCTTCCCTTTTCTTAATCTGCTCGTCAACAGCGTCTAACTCTTCTAGAGCTATTAAATCGTCTTTATACTCCCATCTAATTCTGCGTCTACAGTCAGGGTATATGCGATAGTGCAATTTTAATAAGGGAGTTAAATGTTTATTTGTAAAATCATAGTTTTCAGCAAATTTTGCAGCCCTATCTATTTTTCGATTAAGTAGATAAAACTCTTCAAAATCAAACCTTAAATCACCCTTATGAGGTGTATATTTAAAACCCATCAAACCATCTTTTCTTTCATCGTGTCCTCCACCGCTAGGAGTCTCTAGATCACAGCTATAACAATAAAGATAATCTTCTTGGACATAATCAAAAGATATAAAGCCAGCACATCTAGGACATATTTGACGAGTCTCCAAAATATCCGATGGCTGACCAGACAACAAAAAAGTTTTTGTGCGAGATTCTCTCTCGTCAGACTCTATCATTTTTTTAAACTTACTAAACTTATCGCTAGAGATAATGTTTCGAGGTTTTATTTCGATCCATATATCTTTACCCTGTGGACTTCTTATTAAAAAGTCTGGTAGATAACACAATTTAGGGTCTTTCTTACCTTCTTCCCCTAAAAAATAACCTTCTGGCTCATAAAGCCATTTTAGTTCTAGTAATTCAAAGAATATGGCCCAACGAGCTTCTAAACGTGAACGAAAAGTAGTGTCTCTATATTTAGTGGGTATAGGTTTTAGTGTTGACATTTTTACAACTAATAAAAAAGAGGGCTGTTAGGCCCTCTATGAATGGGGATTATTCTTCTTCTTTAAAGGGATTACCACCTCTAAGAAGTCTTTCGAGATCGAACTCTTTCTCTGCTTCCCATGCTTCATCTACAGCTTTAGCCATAGCTTTCTTCAGTGGGGCAGCTTGCACAGTGTATTTTGTATCTGTACCTTGTCCTTCACGAGATAGATAGAAGTCACACTCTGTCATATCTTCGTAATCCTCTAGCTGACTGATTACATCAAACTGCTGAGTGATTGTTTTCTGGGTCCAAGAAAATACCTGCACACGTTCCAGGTCGTAGTTATATACGGGAACTGCGTGAGCTATCTTACAGGGTTCGTTCATCTTTCCATCTCTGGAAAGTGCTCTAACGTAGTCATCACCAAGTTTTTCTGTTATGTCCTCTGCGGTAGGATCTTCAGCAAAACGGAATGGCTTACGTCTTTCTGGGTCGTTAACTTCGTTACCCCATAGTTCGTAGAACATGAAAGGCTCTTCAGCTAACAATTTGAAACGAACTTTTTGTCCGCTTTTAATACTTGATGGATTCAAGTAATCGTCTTTTGTGCTACTTGAAGATGCAGCATCTTCTCTAGCAACAGTTGAAATGAAAGGCATAATGCGTGTTGGCTATAAAAGCCTGAGTTGCATTACTATTGTAGTACATAGACAAATCATTGTCAATGATATATAATAAGAAAACCCTAAAGGGTGGAGTTCCTTCAGGGTTTCAACATATAGGCTACAGTAGGTATTGTAACACATGAGTAACAAAAATTTCATACCCGAAATACCATTGACATGGTTGACTTGTCCAATATATGCCGAGGGTGTATTACTACCAAAGAGAAACGAATCGAGTCCAGATAGATACTCTGACGGTAAAGTTCCCTTTGGTAGAGCGTGGAAAGAAGAACTTACAGTAAATGACTCTGCTCTGATGATTGAGAGAGAACCTGAAAAGTTCAAAGCTATTGGTGTATTCACAGGTCAGAAATCAGATGGTCTTGTGATATTTGACGTAGATAGAAACTTGGGTGCTATCGAAAAGAAATGGGGTAAAGATTTAAAGAAAGCACCAAAAGTTACATCACTTAGAAAAAATGCAGCCAAGTTTCTTTTCAAAGTTCCGCAGGATCTTGTAACTGAAGTTGCTTCTATCTCACAGACTGCTGCTGGACAGGAAGGTTGGGAAGTTTTATGGGGAGGACAAGGTGTAATAGCTGGTGAGTATTACAAAAAAGGAGTAGGAAAAGGCGAGTACAAGTTAGAAGGTGATCTGTTCGATGTGCCAGTTGCCCCAGAATGGCTACTGTCTCGCATGAAAGATCAGTACAAAAAGAATAATCAAGATGTTGATATTAAGTATGTTGATAACAGGTGGAGTAAACGTACCAAAGAAGAAAGAATTGCTATTGTTAGTGGTTGCTTGAGTGTTATCGGACACAAAGGACCTAACCAAGAACATTATTGGTGGGAAATAGGTGCGATGATAAACAACGAGCTACCAGGAATTGAAGGTTTAGAACTTTGGAGAGAGTGGTCTAAGAAAGATCCTGACTATGAACATTGTTGGGAAGATGGCGAAGATCCTTGTGCTGCTAGATGGTATGCAACATGGAGAAATGATGGTGCTAGATACAACATGGCTCATCTTATAGATTTAGCAGATAGGGTCGATCCAGATAGAAAGAGATTTAAACAGGTTGGTTTAGACAAACTTATAGATGAAGTGATGGCTATACCGCTTAGATACAAAGAAGAAGTGTTAGATGGTGAGGATCTTATCCAGCGTTATATGGATATTGACAATGATCCTAAAAACGAGAACCCTGCGTTACATAACCAAGCGGTCCATAAATTAGCTATTGAGGCCAAGCGTGGTAATGCTGCTGAGATTGAGAGATTAGTTGATACTCACGAAATGTTTAATAGAACTAAGGGTCAGAAACCTTTAGCTATTGATGAGCTAGATGATACACCTTTTGAATATCTGATCCCAGGATTGCTACCTAAACCTTGGACTCTATTGGTTCATGCAGATGGTGGTACAGGAAAGACTGCTATGTGTCAGACAGTTGCTAAACATATTGGACACGGAAAAGCATTTAATGTTTATGGTGCTTTAGTTAACGTGCCAGTTGGTAAGGTTCTTTGGTTAAACGGAGATCAGAATGAAAGAATACTGCGTAGGCAGATGAAACTTATCGGATGCGATAAAAATGTTCGAGTAGTTACTGAGTGGGATATGCAGTGGTATAGCAGATTTAAAAAGATGCAAAATAAGTATGCTTACGATCTAGTAGTTATTGATAGTTTGGATGGTTGTAATGACAGCAATCCATATGAAGAGAATAGAAGAGAGTATGCGTTACCTATCAAGAAACTTGTAAGAAGAAATGGACAAGACTTTCCTGCTTGTTCAATAATTATTATTCATCACAACACCAAGGAAGGTAAGTTTAGAGGAACTACTGCAATTAAAAATGCGGTAGATGAGACATGGAACATGAAGAAACTGTCCATGAATGATGCTGCACAGATGGGTCTTACGGCAAATAGTAGATTAGTTACCGTTGAGAAGTCCAGAGAGGACCGTGAAGGGTTGAAGATGATATTTACTCTGCTACCTGACTACACATACTCTATAAGCCCTGCACCAGACAATACAGATGAAGTTAGGATTGACACTCCAAACAAACATACTTTGGATATATTGCGTTTGATGAGGACAGAAACTAAGGCTTGGTGCGTTAAGGATTTAGTCGAGCACGATACAGTAGGTGGTATGCACAGAAAACGTGCCATAGTATATAGCTTGAACAAATTAGAAGATCAGAAGTTAATTGAAGAAGTTGACGTACCAAAAACTAAAAGTAAAGGCGGTAGGCCATCTAAATTTTATAAAGCTATTGGAAAGGAATTACCAAAGTCTTTTAGTTCCCTCACGCGTGATATACCCCGAAATGATGTGTATAAACCTAATAATGAAGATATACCAATGGATTTGAATAACAATGAAATTGGTAAAAACTCTAGTATTGTAAAAACCTCAGAAGATAGTGGAGGTTTATACAAAGAGGAGGTTAATACAAACCCGATTGTTGTTGAAAGCTCTTCCCCTGGAACGGAAGAAGGTTTATACACAGATAGCACTGGCTATATAGACGAAAACCAAAAATTTTGGGAGCAGTAGTAATTGGATCAACCCATAATAAGCGTCACTATCTACGAGGAAAAGAATCCTACAGAAGATAGTCCATTAGCTACTGTGCGTTACACAGAGTACTCAGATAAATTAAGAAGAAAAGTACTAAAAGTAAATCAGGTTGAGTATTACGATCCAGCGTATTTTCACAGTCAGGTTTTACAGGCTGTCAGTTTTGGCCTTGATGTTTCGATATGTACACGGCTTAGTGTAAGTACCCTACAGAAGAAGTTAAGTTACTGGACAAAATAATCTATTGTGATACAATAATAGAGCATATTTATAGGTTCTTCCATGACCTCAACTATTACAAAACAGGAATATTCTGTCTATTACGGAATATCAGAATTGAAAAGATTGCAGACTGCTCACAGTCTTGCGTTTGATACAGAAACATTACAGCTACAACCAGAAGAAGGTAAGCTCCGACTAATTCAGTTGGGGTCTTGAACTAGAACGTAGCGACTGGAACTATTTAGAAGAATTTTTTAGTAGTACCAATAGATATTGGCTGGCACACAACGCAGTATTTGACCTGGGTTGGTTACAGGAACACGGCATATATCCTGAAGGATTTGTTCGTTGCAGTATGTTAGCCAGCAGATTACTTACTAACGGTATTCCACAGACTAAGCATGGTCTAGATGCACTAGCTAAAAGACAACTTGATATGAACATATCCAAAGAACAACAGAAGTCTAATTGGGGTGCTGAAACTTTATCCAAAGAACAGCTAATCTATGCCGCGAA